CCGCTAGGAACAGTATAGGTAGCCAAAGCATCATATGAACCAGTAGGTGTAAAAGTATCTAAATGCCCGCTAATCTGCGAGGCAACAATACCAAGAATTGGCATTAGGCAATATCTCCAATCACCAAGAAAGTGTTACTTGCAGTACAGATAACTGTTACTGCAGAGTACTGAACTCTAATTTTTGGAGCAGTAGCAGTAGCGCCATTAGAGTTAATGGTTACTCCTGAACCTTGGGCAAATGTGACTTGTCCTGCTCCAGTTTGAGCAATATTGATTTGCTCTCCAGTAGAAAATACTGCTGGTGGTACTGTAAGTGTAATTGCACCAGCATTTGCTAAAGTAACTAATTTACCTGAATCGGTAGCATCTAGTGTATAACTTGTACCAGTTTGAGCATTTAAAGTTAGGTTAATCTTAGGGGAAGTTAATGTCTTATTTGTAAGAGTTTGGCTTCCGCTAGTAGTTACTACAGATGCAGGAAGTGTATTAGTTCCACTTGATAAGTCTTTATTGGTTAGGGTTTGGCTACCACTAAGAGTAGCAACAGTACTGTCAATACTTAGCGTTGCTGTTCCACTAGAGGCTGTACCAGACAACCCTGTGCTGGCTGTTACACCAGTAATATCTGCTAATGCGTTATCCGCATTGGTTCTAGCACGGGTCATTAGGCTATGTCTCCAATCACTAGGAAGGTATTGCTTGCTGTACAAATAATCGTACCTGTTGAGTATTGCGCTCTAAGTTTAGGCGCTGATGCGGTTGCTCCTGTAGAGACTATAGTTACTCCAGCACCTTGCGCTAGTGTTACTTGACCAGCACCCATCTGAGCAATATGTATCTGTTGTCCTGCAGTAAATGTTGCAGGTGGCACTGTTAAAGTAATAGGGTTAGCGTTTGTTAATGTAACTAACTTATTTCTATCTCCAGAGACTAAGGTATATGATGTGCTAGTATCACCATTGATTGTTAAATCAAGAGTTGATACTGCAGATAAGGTAGCCCATTTAACTCCAGTAGTCTCAGCGCTATCTGCTACTAGATATTGACCATTAGTTCCTACTGCTAGTCTACCAACTGTATCGTTAGCAGTACCTACAAGTAAGTCACCTTTAGCGTCTGCTATTGTAGTTGTAAGAGCATTTGCTACGCTATATGGTGTCCAAGATAGAACTTCAACAATATCTCCAGCAGTAAGGGCAGTTAAGCCAGTAATGCTTGAGCCAGTAGATGCTGTGTAGTCTGAACCTCTAGTTAGCAATACACCATTTAGGTATACTTGCTCATATCCAACTGTATAAGATAAAGTTACTGAATTATCATCTGAACCATTGATGGTTGTTTCTCCACCAGATGCAACCTTAGTCCATCGACTAGAAGATACTGCAGATGTAATTCCACCCCAAGAAGATGATGTAGCATTCCATACTTGCATAGCACCTGTAGATGTATTCCAGTATAGAGCACCAGCAACTAATGCGTTGCCATCATTATCTACAGATGGAGCAGTTGCTTTAGCACCTAAGTATCTATCATCAAATGAATCATATGAGGCTGCAGCAGCAGCGGCACTCGCAGCAGCGGCAGCAGCATCTGCTGATACATTTGGAGCAAAGGAATCTACATACGCCTTAGTAGCAGCGTGTAAGTTAGATGATGGAGCACCTGATAAAGTCAGGGCACCAGTCATTGTAGAACCAGACTTTAGGACTACTGTATCTGCAAAGTTTGCTGTATCATTGATAGCAGCAGCAATCTCATTAAGAGTATCTAATGTGCCAGGAGCACCATCAATAAGGTTAGCAATAGATGTATCTACATAAGCCTTAGTTGAAGCATCTGTATTAAGAGTAGGTGTAGCAAGGTTTGTAATCTTTTGGCTATTCAAAGATACTGAACCAGTAGGTGCAGTCATTTGGTCTAAACGAGATGTACGAACCTGTGTATCAAAATCTGAGATAGTTGATGCTAACTGTGTACCAGTATGGTTAGCACGAGCATATGGGTCAGATACTAACTTGGCTGCAGTAATAGTTCCATCTGCAATATCAGCAGCAACAATAGTTCCATTTACTATATCGGAAGATGTAATAGTTCCAGTAAGGTTTAACTTGCTATAAGAGATAGCAGCAGATGCGCTAATGTCAGCGTTAACAATTGTTCCATCAGCAATCTTGGCTGAGGTTACTGCTCCATCGTTAATCTTAGCAGTAGTTACTGCGGAATCTACAATTTTAGCAGTTGTTACTGAATCACTAGCAAGTTTGCCAGCAGTTACGTTGCTATCAGCAATTTTAGTGGTAGTTACATTAGAATCAGCAATTTTTGCTGTAGTTACATTTGAGTCAAGAATCTTTGCGGTTGTTACAGAATCAGAGGCTAATTTAGCGGCAGTCACGTTAGCATCTGTAATTTTAACAGTAGTTACTGCGTTAGATGCAAGCATTCCTGCAGATACTGTACCAGTATCAGTAATCTTAACTAATTGAGAAAGTGTAATTCCATGTGCTGTAGTTGTATTTTCTTGATGTTCATTGGCATCACGAAGGTCACGGCCAATAGCCATATGGCGAACTTTAGCGCCAGCAGAGTGAGCAATTGCCGAAGATGAGTCAATACCACGAACAATTGTTAATGTATTGCTACCTGGAGCACTAGGATAGACAACATCTACAATTTCTTCAAGGGCTGTATCTGGATCGATGACTACTGTAAATGTCTGAGTACCAGTAGGAGCAATAGATGCTAGTAGATTAGAGGCACTATTTACTACCATTGTAGTAGCGCTTGTGCTACCAGCAAGTGATGATGTTAGAGTAGTCTCCTGAGAGATGGATGAGTATAAGCGAGTTGTCATTTAGTACCTCGTATAGTGGATTCTGATTGGATAGACATCACGGAGTTTTTCAGATTCCTCTGTTAGTCTTTGGGTAAATAGGGCAAGCAAGAAACGAGCAGTAGATGCACCAGAACCATATTGGATCTTAGTATCAGTATTATCTGCTTCGGCTGAGGTGTATGTTAATCTACCTGGATCAATGAATGATGCTAGTCGGTAAGCAGCACCGTACATAATTACATCTTTACATGATGAAGGTAAACCAGTAGTTGCGAAGTCATCACTAGCATTTGTTAATAGTGAAGGTTTTTTTGTATAAAAGATTTGAACTGTACGGCCAGGTGTGATCTGGTCATATACTGAAACGCTGTTTCCTGTGGTAAATGCTGTCGTATTAGCCATAGGATCTTGACGCCATGACTTGATAGGTAGCCACTCATTAGATGGACCAACTGTGCTCCATGTAGCATTTAGAACAGTCTCAACTTCTGCAGGAACTTGGTATGATGTTTTAGTAGCCTGTAGTGGAAATGTGTATGTTGCTACACCAAACAACTTAGGGAAGACTGCATCAATTGTATCATTGATGGCTTTCTTTACAGTCGCTCTAGGAAAATACGGCGCAATTGTGACCTTCGTATTGGTGTTATGAGCAGCAGGAGTCGTACCATTGTAACCACGACCATATGGGGGAATAGTCGCAGTATTAGAAATACGGTCATAAGAATCGATCCAAATTAGTTCTTCGTCAATTTCAACAAGACCCTTGCCAATATTGGAAACACTAGCGAGGTTTAGTGTTGTGCTAGTTGAGGTAATAGCACCAGTTAAATGTGTAGTTCTGTCTTGGCGAAGTGTGTAACCTGAAAGGTTAAGTAACACCTCGTCTACAAGATTGGCGTAGGTCGTTGTCATTAAGAGGATATCCTTCTAAGGGCTTCTGGTGCTTCTAAATCACTTGTTGATGCAAGTAAGTTACAAATACCGTTGATGTCTAAAAATGTTGTTGGATCAGTCTTCCCAGCCTTACGGTTAAGAGCACCTTGTACATCTAGATTAGTTGTACCTGCCCAAACGTTGGCTGCTTCGTTATCACCTTTGTATGCTAAGATGTCAGGGTAAGTGCCACCATTAGCAAGGCGATTTAATTCAGCACTAAATGTAGAACCTAAAGTTCCGACGGCCATTATTAGCGGCCTCCAGCCTTCTTCTTAGCATCTGCCATAGCCTTCTTTTGGGCTGCTGTTAATGGCTTAGGACCAGAGAACTTAGGCGCTTTTGAACCGCCAACAGTTCCACCACGAAGTTTGCCATACTCTACTTGAGCAGCAGTTGCCTTAGGCATTACGTAAGTCTTCTTAGTCTTTGGCTTAGGAGCGGTGTTAGGAGTATAAACATTAGATGCTCCTGATCTTGCCTTGGCTGCTGAGATCTGAGACGCTGTAGGGGCATTAGGAGCCTTGTAAGAGGCATTAGAGACCTTAGGAGCAGAAGTTGACTTAGAAGATGCCTTCATTACTCCTTGGCCACGCTCACCTGCACGGTATTCATTGGCTCTTGGATTGCGTACAGAATCTCCACGCTCTCCTGCACGGAAAGATGGCGCCTTAGAAGATGGCATAATTGAGTATGTAAAGTTAGATGGTGCAGTTACACCGTTAGGCTTGAAAGCCTTAGTTTGGTTATTACGGCTAGAGTAGTTAGTTCTTGACTTGGTAGTCTTAGCCAACTTCGCTAGTTTAGAGTTAGTGTCTCTGAGATCGCTCTCAGCGATTGCCATTTGAACTCTAGCAATTGCTAATTCGACATCACTATTGTCGTTAATATCGGCCATGGTATTCCTCGCTATCTATATTTTGATGTTTTTTTTGCTATTGATTTTGGTTGTTTTACAAACTGTTTACCCTTGGCATTACCCTTAGCCTTGGCTTTATTAGTAGCAGCCTTTTCTGCTGGGCTTAAAGAGTTCCATGCCGCCTCTGGCAGATATCTCTTTTTACCTTTTGATGGCTTACCATCAGAGGTTTTCCATTTCTGAGCAGTCCAGTCTTTTAAAGATTTTTGGGATTTAGCAAGTGCCATTACTTGTAACCCCCGCCTGCTTTCTTATATTGAACAGCAAGTAGTTGAGCCTTACGAGCAGACCATTCTCCAGGATCTCCACCCTTTGAACCTGCTTTAATTTTTTTAAACAACGTTGCTCTCATACCAGGTTTGGTATAGTTGCCAGCAGCATTAACTTTTGACTTAGCCTTCTTTTTCATTTCTTACCCTTATTACGCTTGGATATTGCTGCAGCCTTTGCCTTAGCATCAGCCTTAGATGAAGCACCCCAGGCTTGTAGGGATAATAGGAGCCTTGTAGGCTCTCCATTAGGTTTTCTTTCAGGGCCAGGCATATTGCCCATACGGGCCAAAAACGAGGCTCTACGGGGGTTGTCACCGCTTTTAACAGGTGCTTTCAGGTTCATACCCTGAGCCTTAGCAGAAGCCCTTCCCTTGGCGTTTAAACCGCCTTTAGGATTCTTGCCCGCCTTGCGTTGCCACGCTGCTGTCGCCATTCCTCTTGCCTCCAAATATTGCATTGTAGTAGTGAACATCAAATGAGAATCTCTTCATGTGTGGAGCAAGTGCTCCTGTATGACACCATAGAGGAATCCCTAGTTGGTGACATAAAGCAAAGAAGTAGATATCTTCACCTAAGAAACTATCGCCTTTGCCTAGTTCAGCAAATAAACGAACATCTCCCATTTCATCTTTGATTCTCTTGACTACACTTCTATGCATCAAGATAAATCCCATACCTGCTGCATCAACCTGAATCAGTTGATCTACTGGCATTGGATGAATTCTCTTAGAGACTACAGCCTCTTCTGTGTTTTCAAACTTATAAATCGTTGGCATTGGAATCATTAAAGGTTCCTCAGGATTATCTGAGGTAAAGTAGACTCCAGTAATCATAGGCTTGAACATCTTGTCCTTAGCCTTCCAGAGTTTCATAAATGTCTCTGGGGTTATGACCACATCTGAATCTACCCAGAGTAACCACTCTGCTTTGTTAGAATCATACCAATGGTTTATTAAACGATCTCTTTGTCTAGCAATTTGATTACCACCACTACGGATAGTAGACTCAAACTTGATACCTGATTGAAGTAACACATCGGTTACTCCCAGCATGAACATGCCGTCTACGTTGCCGTTATCGCACCAGGCTAGAGATACTGTTTCCTGTTTTTGTCCCACGTACTATTTCCCCTGTCTTTATGTCCTTACGCATTTTGACTGATCCATCTTTTCTCATAATGACAATCATGCCATCTTTGATTAAAGACTTATTAAAGCCGTCATGGCGTTTATGCTGTCCCGAAGACATTACTTGTATCTACGGCCTTGTAATAAGGCGCCCATTAACTGGCCAAAATCTTTATCTTGCTTATCACGTAATCTGTTAGCACGAGCATCAGTTCCTGGGCCAACAGCATTACCTGCATCATTCAAATCACGGTATGTACGAGCAAAGTCTTTTACCTCTTTGAATAGATTCTTACCGTATCCTGATACTGATTTAAATACTGGATTTTGACGAGACTTGTCATCTGCATTACTGCGAGATGTAATAGGCTTTGGCTTTCCTACTTTTTTTGTTGCCATTACTTCTTCTTACCCATTTTCTTCATGGCAGCCTTCTTCATGACCATCTTCTTGCCTGTCTTCTTGGCTTCTTTTTTAGCCATAGCCATACCTTTTGCTGAGTATGAAAACTCTTTCATTCCTACTTTTGGCATTAGATTATTCCTCTTCCTGGTTCGTCGGCTTTAAACGCTTTGCCGAAGTGATTAGATGCAGCGACTGCTGCTTTGATATCTTTCATTTGAGTGGAAGCAGGCTGTATACCCTGAGCACGTGCATCACGGTAGGCCTGTAATTCCCCATCCCACTTCTTTGTTGACATAGAGGTTCGGCTAGATGCCTCACCAGGACTCAACTCTAATGTGGAAACTTTGCAACCAAAACATCCTTCAACTTCTACTGGATGTGTTCTTACTCTATGTAACGACATATTCCCCTGTTATTCTGTTACTGTCTCTACTGTATATCCTGCTGCTTCTAAAGATTGTTTTTCGGCAAGGGTAACCTCATGGCGACTGCCACCTAGATAGTATGCCTCAGCAGCCTTCAGTTCATCAATGTATGGATAGCGTGTTTCTCGATAAACGCCGTTCTCTTTAAGAACAGATATACCACGCTTTAACTTCATACGATAGTGAAGTTTATTGTATCCTGCTGGACCTTCCATAACGAATGGTGGTTCGAAATAATACTTTGTTGCCATTTGTCTCCTTTAGTAGTTTTACAGATAGGGCTAGAGTTACCCCTAGCCCCACCTATCTAATTACTTAGAACTATGCCGCTGGGCGAACAGATGATGCTGTTTGAATGCGGTATAGAGAATCTGGACGGTATAGAGACCATCCAGCAACTGCGTACCAGCCAAGTGGGCGTAGACGCATCAACTTGTCAGTCACAGGACCAACAACTGTGTGTGGCTCTTCAGCAATTGCTTCTGCAAGTGCTTGTTGACCCATTACGAATGTATCGTATACACGAGTTTGTGTTGTACCTGAACCAGCACCAGCCTGTGAGTTAGGTAGACGTGGAGACTCAATGAAAGCAACGCCTTCGAAAGTTCCGATCTCACCTGCGTAGATGCCTGCTGGATCTACATACTCGTGTGGTTGACGCCATGAAGCGGTTCCTGTTTCTGCACGAAGGTCGTGTGAAACTTCTGGGTGGATGTATGAAGCAAATAGGTTTCCACGACGTGGAACTACGTTTGCTGCACGCATTTTCGCTACTACGTAGCGGATATCCTTTGCCTTGATAGTATCTGTTGCAGATACACCAGTTACAGCAGCGGTTGAGATTGCTCCAGCGATTTCGCGGATAACCTTTGTACCACCAGCAAGAACTCCCTTGATAACATCATCAAGAGAATCGTTCATGTTGTAAGCAAGGATGTTTGCAAGTGCTGGCTCTACGTCTGCTAATGAGAATAGATCCAACTTGCGTGTTGAAACGATTGAGTTACCGTACTCATTTAGAGTTACAGCAATTGTTGTTGTAGCAGGTACTGCTACTGCCTCTACGTCAACTGTTTCAGTTAGTGTAGAAGTCTTTGAGGCCAAGTCATTGTAAATCTGGAATAGAATGCTTGAACCAGCGTGAGTTTGGTTTCCAACCTTCTTGTCAGCAACAGCACGGAATGAAGGTGTTGAACGTAGAGCGAACTCTACAAGACGATCATACGCTTGTGTTACAAGGTTAGCACCAACCACGGTGCCGCTTTGCCCGTTAGGCAACGCAGCCGAGGTATATAAATCTGGCATTTGCCTAGATCCTTTCGGTTAGTGTGAAATTACTACGATTGTGAACCGTAGATTAGGTTTAGAATGTCATCGGCAGATTGTGCAGACTGAATACGAATACTCATATCTTCTGCCTTATCGGGGGATAAAGCCCCTGTCGTAACATTGTCCATCTGTCGCAGGTTTGCGACGTCTTTAGAATCTACTTCCTTCTTAGGTTGAACTTGTACACCGAATACATCGGCATTGTTTTCAATCCATTGGGAAATTGCTTCTTCCGAAGCATCTAAATCATTTGGTACAAAAGCAGCGACTTTTGGGTTTACGCCACGGGATGCAAATACATCCTTCAAAACCCGCTCTCTTTGGGACTTGCTAAGTTCTCCTAAGGAGGACTCCAGTTCCTTGTTTCTCTTTTGTTCGGTTTTTAAGGCCTTACGTAGTTTCTTTACAAGGTCTGTATCTGAATCAAATGAACCGACTGTTACATCGTCATCTTCTTCTTCTTCGTCCCAGTAGTTATCGCGGTTGTTGCTCATAGCAACTTCTCCCTTTTCTAGTAGTTAGCGTATGCCTCAATGTAGATAGGGGGATCTATATCGGCTCATACTATCGGTTTTATACACCGCATGGACCGATGGCTCCATGTCGGGAATCTAGTTATATTTGTCCTGCTATTGATTTACTGCTTAGAGACTGACTTGTTAATCCTGATCTAGCATTGAATGCCATGATTTCTTGTTCAGTCAATCGCTTCTGTAGGTTAGACTCAATACCTTGGAACTCTTGTTGTTCAAGTTCCTTTTGGATATCAGTCTTTGTCTTACCAGCAGGTCGATTATAGATATCTGAAAGTTTAGTCATTGGTTGTAGACTTGCTGCTACAGTTGCATAACCCTTAGAAGCAACACCAGCAACCTGTCCTGCACTTAATCCTTGAGCAGTAAGAGCAGCACCATATTTTTTGATGTCCTCAGCATTTACAACTAAGCCAGTTTCTGCGTTAGAACGACGAACTGCCTCTAGGGCAATTGATGCGGTATTAACATTCTGCTTCATCTTCTCAACGCCAACATCTGGATCTAAGAAGAAGTCAGTCAAGCCTTGAGTATCTGAAATGTATCCCAACTTTTTTAATGCATCAGTATATGCAGGATCTGCAGTAATTGCTGCAAGACGGGCTTGGTTAGCATTCTCATTAAATGCAGCAACTGACAGTTTATTCTTTAAATATTTTTGAGTATATTCAGTACTTGTAAACTTAGCGTCTAAACTAAATCTAGTAGCAACATCTTTGTAGCCTTCTACAGCATTAAATAGTTCAGATGGACTATACTTGTCTGTTAAAGCATCGTTATAGAATCCATACTTGCTATAGAAAGGTGATGTTAGAACCGTTCCACCCTTAGTAGTAAAATCTTTATTGTTTAGATAGATCTCTGTAATAGAGTCATTATCTAGTCCCTCTTTTTTAAGAGCAGTTAAGAATGATACAGAATCATCTACCAGAGCAGCAGGAATGCCTTTGCTCTTTAGAACTGCCTTAAGTACATCAACATCTTTAGTACCAACTACTACATCAGGAGTTTCATCTTGTTTAGCAGGAGGTGGAGTGGTGTTTGATGTAGATACTATATTTCCATTAGGATCAATAGTAACACCATAGACATCAGAACCAATTTTTATAAGGTTAGAGATATTAGTCTCTAGATTCGCTGTTACCTGTGTAAGACCTGCAACTATTTTTGCAGCATCTACTTTAGGAGCAGCAGGCTTATTAACAACTGGAGGTTTAACAACAACTGGAGGCTTAGTAGTTGAAGTAGGAGTAACTGCTGTAGTTCCACCCTGTTCACCTTTGCGTGATACTGGAGCCGTAGGTGTAGGAGTTTTTACAGCAGGAGTTTTTACAGTAGCAGTAGAAGAAGCCTGTTGACTCTTAAATTGTTGAGAAGGGGTAACAAGACCCGCTGAACTGGTTTTGACTTCTGCCATTATCTTCCTAACTTAGATGCTATGCTATCTGCAAGCGCTACTGACTTATTGATAGCAGTAGAACTTGTGGCGTAGCGAGGATCTGCTTCATATGCCTGTTGAAATTCAAGATCGTTCATCATGCGATATACGCCTTTGTCGTCTTTAAAGTTAAGAGCCTTTTTAATCAAAGCGTCATCTGCATAGGTGGTTCTACCAAATACCTTGGTCAATGTATTAGCCAAAGGATTTGTATATTTAGCAGCATCTTCTCCAGCATTTAATTCATTAGCAATTCCTAGGTACTGTTTAGCCGCAACCTTGCGACCTTCTTGTAGGAATGCTTGTAACTTTTGAGTAGCAACTGCATCATCTGATGATGAAAGAACATCCTTGATAACACCAGATACTGTCTTGAAATCAGGCTCTGCCTGGTAGTTAGCGGTGTAGGTATTTACGATAGCATCATAAAGAGTCTTTGCCTGTCCACCAAGATCTTCTCTTGAATCCATTTGGAAATTCTTTACTAGGTAATCAGCCAAGAATTGCTTTTGCTCATTCTCAGTAAAGCCTTCACCCTTTGTAATACTTGTGCTTGTGCTAACTGATCCACTAGTAGATGTGGTTGTAATGGTCTGACCCTTTTGACGCTTAGCCTCAGCGTTGTAAAGGTTCATGTAGTTCTCTATTTGAGCCTGGCTTGGGAATGCACCAAATGACTTATAGTAAGCATCTGATAGGCTAGCCTTAGCATCTGTAGGATCTATCAACTTAATAGAGGTTGCTACCTGCTTGCTAAATCCACCACCACTAGCGCCTTTGTTCTTGTATAATTCTTGTAGTACTTGCTCAAATGGAATACCATTCTGAAGAGCAATTAATGATACATCTTTAAGAGCAGCAGTATCCTTGTTGCCAAATACGCCTCTAGGTGTAGTATCGCTAGATAGCCCACTACCACGAAGTAATGCTTGAAGGTAATCTAATTTATTTTGGAATCCTTCTTGAGGAGTATTTCTCCACTCAAGTAAGAACTTACTGATAGCCTTTGAGTAGGCAGCAGGATCATTGTATACTCTGGATTGTAATTCAAATCCACCCTCTTTTTGTACCTCAGCAAGTTGCGATGCTTGTGCTTGGTACTGTGGTCCAGTATTAAATGCCAATTTATTCCTCTACCTTCAATAGTGAAGCAAATACTCCATAATACATACGAGCAAATGCTGGGTTTTGAACTATTAACTGTGTTGCTAGGTTATTCAATCTACCTGCTTGTTCTTTTGCGTACCAGAACCCTGAACCAATATTAGGTGTAGCAGTAGTTCTAACCTCTTGTAAGTACTTCTCTACAGACTTATAAGCATCAAAGAACTGCTTTGTCTCATTGTAGATAGGAGACTTCTGGAATGCAGGTTCTGCTAATGCTTTCTCAACGTTAGCAACCTTTTCTCTAGCAGATCCAATATCTACTGACATAACAGGAGCAGAGCCACCAAATTGATTATTTAGTGCCATTAATTGCTCTGTGTACCAAATATCGCTATATCCTAGATCTGCTTGTTCTTCAGAAATCTGAGACTTAGCCATCTGATATACAACGTTCTCAGCGTATTGTTCTAACTCTTCAGGGCGTAGATTACGACGACGACCTGTAGCCTTTTGCCAGTTATAGTAAGCAGTTGCTGCTTCTCCACCAGGGAAGAAGTATGGAACTATGTCACCAGTTTTGGTAGCATACTTATCTGCAACTTCTGGGTTCTCGTTTAAGAACGACCAAGCATCTCCAGTACCACGAACTGATCGTGTAGAACCAGCAAGGATAACTAATAGATTCTTAATACCAAATGTATCAGCAAATTCACCTACAGCAGCAAAGTAATCACCTGGATGCTTCTGTGCTATCTGATCGTATGCTGCATATAATGCTGTTTGAGTACGCAGTTTACCATCTTTGTCTTTAGCAAATACTTCTTGAGAAGGAGTTGCTGGAGCAATAGACTGGAAGAATGCAGTCATTAAACCTGTCCAACGAGACAAGCCACGAGCATCATTAAATAATTGATTTCTCTCAGTATCATTGGCTAATGGATTATCACCATAGTCACCGCTAGATGCTAAGTATGAAGCCCAGTCTTTAACGCCACGCTCTACTTGAACATCGTTATTAACAGCATATAGGAAACTCTTCTTTAGCCATGAAGGCAATAGAAAGTCTTGAATTCCACTTGGCTCACCAAATGGGAATATAATCTGACGCAAAGAATCCCATTCAGGGCCAAATGCTTTAGACTTACCACTTGCTGCATATACAATCTGACCCATAGGTCCAATTCCTGGAATTGCTGGGTTGACTGCACCGAATACAAGGTTCAAAGATTGAACTGGAGCAGTAATCTGTAATGCTTGGGCAGAATCAATATTCTTGCCAGCCATAGCGCCAATGATACTTCCTGCTAATGGATAGCGGAAGCGAGTCTCACCAAATTCATCTTTATAGAAGAATCCTTGATTTTCATCATACTTAGTTCCAGTCAGATCATAGATAGCACTAGATCCAGATTGAGTCAAAGCATTGTAAGCACGGCCTAATTTATAGATCTGTACTGGGTTATCTTTAATTAATTGAGTCCATTTGTACATTGTATTAAACTGTGCCTGTGCGAATGGGAATACAATTCTCATAGCATTAGCATATTGACGTTGCTTTGCAGCATCGTAGAATAAGTCTTTAGTATACTTAGAAGCCTTCTTAGCAGCCATTGAGTTCATAGTATCTAAATCGATACCATCAGTAACTGACTTACCCTTTTTACGAGCAGCAATTTCTTTGTTAATAGCACGTAAAGATGGATGACGACGAGCACTTATGTTACGACCATTTATAGTTAATGGGGCTAATGACTTCTTAGCATTAACTAATAGTGCATCTAAAGCGTCATCATTAACCATGCCAACATAACGACCTACATGGTCCCAGTATGACATACGGAATTCAGGAGCAAAGTTAACTACGTTTTCTATTTTAGTTGCACCATCAAAGAACCAGTTAACTGCTGAATCTAGATACTTAGTATCTTGTGGACCAAATCGCTTATCACGAACATGGATAACTGTAGATCCAGTCATATCTTCTCTAGGAAAGTTGCGACCTATCAGCGCCTTAAAGGCACCATCTTCGTCAGCAAAGTCATTAATGTTTCCTACTTTAGAATAACGAGGAATCTTAATTTTAACGCCATCTTTAATTATCTCACCATCAGCCAATAGTTGTCTAATAGCAACTGATCCAGGTCCAGTTCCAGCCACATTATCTACATAACGGGCTACAGATCCAGTAGATGTCTGGTCAAATAGATAAGACTTAACGTTCTCGGGAATAATATTCTCTGGGTTTAGGTTATACTTACCATTAACTTTCTTTTGATCTCTTAGAAAGATCTTTGCAAAGTCTCCAGTTTCAACGCCATTTCTTCCACCATTAATAAGTGACTCTAATACGCCGTTAAACTTCTCACCCTCACCAGCAATCAATAGACGAACCATTTCGTCTTCTTGACCTGTGCCAGCATATCTAGCAACTAAAGGTATCAAAGCATCTGAATGAGCACGGATTAATGTGTTAGATAAACCAAGATGATACTTAGTGCTATCTGTTCCAATAGCCTCATAGATCTTACCTGTAAAGGCAAAACGAGGATCTCCAGAGTTGTGATTACGTGCTAAGAAGTTAAAGTTCTCTTCAACGAACTCTGAGATAGATGCATTAAGATCAGCATCCTTACCTACTAATGAGTTACCCTTAACATCGTTGCCATATTTAGCAATCTTAGATAGCAACTTCTGTCCTGCTTTACCATTTGGATTGCCAGCAAGCATTGCTATGTAGTTAATAGGATGATTTAATAAAGATTCATGTCCTGAGAAGTATTGACGGAACTGCATTTCACCAATGTTACGCATGATGTAAGCAATACGAAATGCTAGTTGAGCAGTTCTCCAACGATCACCGATCTCTGTAGAGAATACTTCTAAGGCTTGTTTAGTACCATACTTTGCTTTGCTATTAGTATATTTATTAACTAACTTAGAAATATCCTTAGTATCAGGTAGGCGAATAACATCATCTAGGAATTGATATTCGTAAATAGCCTGATCTGGAGCAAACTTATGTATTTCTCCATTTAACAAGTTTAAAGAAGGAACTTCGCCTTGAGCAAGACGTTCTGCTACATAGTTTTTAACTATAGCATTCTCACGTCCAGTAATACGAAACGCTTCTTTAACTGCCTCTTCAAGAGCAGCGTCTCCTGGTGCTAATCTTTGAGCAAGTGCTACTTGAGCCTTTTCAATCTCTTGGAATACTATACCAGAACGTTCACGCACATCAGTTGCTTTTACAATGCGGTTAATAGTGTCATTAATAATTTCATCAGGTATCTTAGCAGAAGACATCCAGTCTTCCATACCATTAACTAATCTATCAATATCATCTAAAGGTAATATTACAGATTTAGTAAAGTAACGACCAAAATTCTTTTCAATCTTCTCTACATACTTGATTGCGTTATAAGCAACAGGAGGTACAGTCTTGAATACTGGGTTCTTTGCTGCTAATGCAGCCTCTCCTCTAAGCGCAAGAGAACGATAAACCTGAGGATCAGATGTAGGTGCTGCTAAATGCTTTAAGAATACAGATAAAACTTCATCAACAGTAGTAGCATCTACAAGTTCTTTAGTCATTTCAGCATCTAGTTTACGACCAAATAGACGATGCAAACGAGCAAAGTCTTTTTCATTTGCTACAATTTCAGCAATTTGATTAAAGCGCTTTCCTAGTAAGTACTTGGCAGCCTTATCAACATCGCCTTTTATGGCACCACCAAAGCCGTCTACAAGACCAACTTCGCTTCTATAAAACTCTTTTAAGTAGCCAGTATCAGCAATCTCCATTTGAAGATCCATGAGTTTGGCAATACCAATGTTTTCAGGATCATTCATTAACTGAACAACAAGATCTGGGTCTAATGCAGCATAATCACGAAGAATGTCAATTTCTTTAATTTTTCCATCAATGCCTGCACGAGATGCTGCTGCTGAATCTAGGGCAGTCTTAGCCTCTAGAATTTCTTGTTGAGCACTCTTAACAGACTCGATTAACTTAGTACCTAATTGAGTACCCATAGCAGGAGTACCACTTAGAGATGTTAAAGTATCGCTAATGCCTAGTTGACGAGCACCAATCTTTGATGCGTTAGTTACTACTACGCCACCTGTTCCACCATGGATAGCACGGATATTTACGAATCCGTCATACTTCCATACTTCTTGAACAGCATCAGAAACAGCACTAATTAGATTCTCATCTTTAGTCTTAATAGCATAGGACATCAAATCAGCAAGAGTTTGACTTCCGTCGCTAAATAATAAGTTATCTGCAGAACTCTGTAATAGATTATATCCATTATCATTTTTATTGATATAATCATAGATTGCTTGTTTAGTATAATCTGGAGTTGCTGCATCATCAGCCTTGGCATATAACTTGCCAAAGAATTGTTCACGACGATCAAACTCAGCGATTCTCTCAGTTATAGGAGCATCAGTATAGTCCTTTGTAACATCAAATAATTCTAATGGGTTATCTTTAGATACTGTGGCTACGTATTCTCTCTCGCCAAAAGCACCTAGTTTTAATTGTCCAGGAGAAGGCACTTCATCTAAGTAGATACCAGTAAATGCTTTGCCAACATTCTCATAATCAGCAGATAGTTGAGCAAGGTTATCAATTACACCTTCTGGTGTATTATCGGCTATGCTCTTTAGTACGAAATCGCCAATCTTGCCAGTTTCAATGGTGGCAACAACATCAGCATTTCCTTCTACCTGATCTCCACGTTTAATACCGTAGTTTAATGCTTTCTCTAAACGAGTCTGTACAGCATTAGCCTTGGCTTGAGACTTCTTTTGAAGATCTTTCTCAGCCTTTAGGTATGAATTCTCTACATTACGGCGAACTTTCTTTTCTTCGCCTGTAAATTGTTTTAGTTGAGCCTGCTCTTCTTTTGTTAAATTCTTAATATCATCTATCTTTGCAAGACGCTTTGCTTCTTCTACTGATTGAGCAGCAGTCTTAGCAGCCTGTAATTGTTTTCCACCTTGGATAATCTTAGTTACAGAACCAGGTCCAACCCATAGTGAAGGATCTGTACCTACTGCTAATGTAGCATCAATGATACCAGACATAACACGATATGGAGCACTATTAGGATCCATACCTAGAACATTTAGGCTACCACGACCAATAGTAAATGATTTACCATTAACACGACCATAAGCAGACATGGCTTTAGCCTGTCCTGCTCCAACCTTACTTTCAGGTGATACAAAGAATCCAGAACCAGTATCTACAGGACCGTTACCTGTAACAAGTCCACCAGTTGCTCTTAATAATTGACCTAGGTTAGTTGTTTCTCCTAGTAATTGAGCAGGGTTAAAAGCAGTAAGTAGGCTAGTTGCTGGCTTCTCACCAGTAGATGCAGCATATAGATTTCTGCCTACAGTAGAAATATATTGGTAAGGTGCTTGTAGCGTGGCAAATGCAGCACGAGTAGTACCTTTTAGAACACCATAAATACTTTCACGGAAACCTTTGTCTTTGTCTGCTTGACTCTTTAGATTATCAACGTTTGTTAAATCTTGCATTAGTTGAGCAAAGCCATCAGCGGATGCTAGTTTCTCAACACCTTGGCTATTAGCGTTTAAACCTGCTTTGGCAGCACTAAGTAAATAATCTTTTGATTGATTAGGAAACTTCTTAAATAAAGATTCATAATTCATTACTACTTGAGGATCAAGTCCAGAGATCTCTTTATTAACAAGGGTATCCATATTTGCTTGGACAACATCCTGGTCAAATAGACTCGTATACTTGTACTTATTCCAATAGGATTGTAATGGATCAGCCATTAACGACCTTCTTGAAGAAATGCTTCTAGTAATCTACGATTCGCTGGAGTTGGATTAACTGCAAACATCGCTCTTGCTAAAATAGCAGCGTTATCTGGTGAGTCTACAGGTTGAGATAATACTTCTGGGCCTGCGCCAGGTGTATTTCCAGGAGCACCTTGAGTAATTGGCTCTGGTCCACCTTGCATATCAGTAATTCTAGGTCTAGGTGCAGGAGTTACTGCTGGAGCAGGGTTAACAATTGTACTTGGTTGTACAGTAGATGCGCCTGATGCAATGTCTTGTAGTTGTGCAGCCTGTCCATAGGTTCCACCTGTAGCATTTTGAATCTTTGCTTCACGTTGAATCTTTTTTACACGAGATAAGTCCTCACGCTTTGCAAATTTACCTGGACCAGATACTGGTGAGATCATTGACATTGTTTAATTCCTTATCTAGCGAACTGTTTTTTAATAATGACTGGGCCGTTTGAATAAACATCCCACTTAATTGCTGTATTGATGGCTTTATCTATGATAGTTGCTGCTTGTTCAGCAGTTTTAGCCTTATCTGCACCAAGAACTTCCATAGCGCCTAGCGCTGTGTGTCCTCCACTACCTGAATAGTAGACTTTAGTAGCAGTCCTGTCCCAAGAATAATCAGAAAAAACTGGATATATGACGCCATTGGCAACGATAATAAATTCTGAATCATGTGAAGCGGCCTGTCCATCCTCTTTCATGTCATAACCAGCATCTAAAAACAGTTTTCTCATTGATGGTATGAACTTTGTTGTCATAAACTTATCTAAGTTATCACTTAATTTAAACTTAGGAGGTGTCCAACCAAATTGAAGTAGGTTAGATCCACGAGAAGCACCTGCTCCTGCAATAAGATAACTACCATTTTGGATTATCTTAGGAGTAATCATGGTCATAGGCTTGCCATGGTCATCAGTTGATCGTGAATCACAACCAACTACGGCCCAGCCATCACCTTGAATTGCTGCTAGTGTTGTCATTGTCCCCTACTTAATTATTGTTGTCCTTGTAACCCTGCCAATATACTCATTAAATCTGGTGCGCCTTGTTGTGGGGTTCCACCAGAAGCGGATCCAGGAGTGGCTGGGGACAGGGGAGCCTGCTCTACTGGGGCTTGTGAACCTGGTGGAACCGTTCCTGCCTGCGCTTGAGCCATGGCCTGTTCCTGCGGACTAGGTGCAGGTGGCGTAAATACGGCTAGCGCAGCATTCTCTATGCTTTCCCCATTACGTGTGCGTGAAATTATGTCAGCAATATTCTTAATCATTGGCGAAGGATCTTGTCCTTGTGCAGCCATAGCAGGTATTGCTTGTGCGCTTGCTGTAATAGCAGCGCTTAGATTAGCACGCATCTTTTCAATTTCAATTCGTTGTTCTTCCAAAGTAACGTTTACGGACCATGGAAGTTCTCGACGGATGAAGTCTTTAGATACCAACTCAGCACCAAGTGCTTGTAACGAGAAGATTAGGGCTCGTGATGGGTCAAGTCCTGCCATCAATCCATAGCGTACTTCAACTGAAGTATCGCCCTTGATGTCTTTGCTAGGTATGTACTTTAACTCGTACGGAGTACCCTGAGCGACGCCTCTAACCGATTTCTCTGTATCAAACACCATCTGGTCAACTTCAAAGCAAGCCTTAATGACTTCTTCAAAAGTTTCTGCCAGGATGGTTTGTCCAGCCTTGATTTGTGAATCAAAGGCACCTAGTAGAGCCTGTACACCTTGACCAGTAATAATACTTGCGTCAATGTTTCCAGTTCTACCCTCAGGATATCGAGCACCGATACGCATTTCGCTTTGAAGTGCTGCTTGCTCCTGAAACGCAGCATTTGGTATGTCAAGTTTGACACGGCCAACTGCTTGAGGTTGGGCTGTACGAATAATCGCATCAGGACCCATAGGCAAATCTACTACATCGTTAGGAACAACCATAGGGGCTTGAATAGCCTTCTCTGCTGCTTCCATACCGAGATTAGCAAAACGTGCTCTTGCTAATTGTACATACAAAACATCATCAAATTGACCACGAGGATCTTCATCAATACCAGGTTTACGAGCAACGAATACAAGCATCTTGCCAACTGGGTTGACAGCAGCGTTAAGTACTAGGTTACCACGGCTAGGTATGTAAAGAACAATATTGTTTTTATCTGTATAACGAATAAGTTCTACAAGTGCATTAGTATTTTGGTTATATCCTAATTTACCTAGGATTGCTCCAGCGTATTCAGGGTATTGAACAGCAAGTTCACCAATAGTCTTCATGTATCGTTTAGCGTATGCTACGCAACGACCAAACCTATCAAACTCTGGATATGCACCAATAGGATCTTCTACACGGATACGTGGAAGATTTGTCTCAAAATCTAATTCAACATGGATAGGTAAGAAGCCATATGTAAAGTACCAGTCAGCACCCCAGTACATTTGTGATTGTAGACGTGATTGATAAACATAGTTGTTAACAATCATGCCACGCTTATCAGCAAATGATCTAGCACGGTCTGAAGTAGTATTGCTTGTTGAGCAGTTAAATGATGGTAGTGGGGCTAGAACTTCAGCCAAGTCACGAGCAGCAACATCTACGAAGTTAGCAACCATAGCAGAGTTCATTCCCTCTGGGAATAGGTCTGGGAAGACCTCAGTCATTCTGCCTTTACGTACAGCGAGAATATCGCTCATACGAGAATCACGCTCAGAGTTGCGCATTTTTAAGTTCTCTACACGCTGAGCGATTAATTCAATATCGATTGCCATTAGTTTCCTATTCGTACATAGACATCTCGTAATCGTTTACATTTACAGTAAAGCGGTTATCGAGTTGCTTGCGAGTTGCCCATCTATTATTAATGTGGGTTTGATTATATCTTCCGTTATTAAGTATTTCTCGTGCTCTTAATTCGCAGAACCATAAAGCCATAACACAGTCTGTAGGTCCTCTAGTATCAGGCTTCCAAGTGATTAACTGTTGGATTAAAGCCTTGATACCTTCTGATCCATCCTGAGATGGCAGTTCAATCAAGTTGTTATCTTGATGTAGGTTGTTGCGCATAGTTCCGAATAGACCAGACATGGCTGCTACACCAAAAGATGTGTCCCACTTGTTCTTTCCTGTGAATTGGCTTGAGAACCGAATGCCACGAGAGGCTAGGTATGAGTTTAGATCTGCGTCTAGGGCGTAGGCCTTCTGATGAGCATTGGTCTCAATTCTTAGTTCTTGAGGTTGGTACTTAGTAGACCAGTCCTCAATTAGATCCTGAATCTTTTGTGGAGTAGGATCTTTCATATTTTCAACATCTAAAATATATCGCTTATTAGTCATGCGATCTACAGTCATTACAACTGCTGCAGTTCTACCACTCATCGCTGGGTCTAGGCCCATGATGGTGTAGAATGATCCTGCTTCTTTAGGGTGACCAGGAACTCCTGGTTTTAACGGACCCCTCTTTCGCATCCTGTTGACGGAGCCTTGTACACAACCAGGGGCAAAGATAGAATCTTCTTGTACATCTTGCTGCTGATAAACCAATGCCCAGGCAGAGGCTGAGACTTCACTTCTACGACGGAATAGCGCAGGTCCATCCCATTTCGGGTAGAGCCCATTTTCATCAGGTTGTACCTCGTCTTCTGATCCTTCCCACGGTATGTGGGACTTTGGCCAAAGAGTAACCCATTTCTCAGGGTCTTCATCAAACTCTAGAACTGCTGGACAGTTCATATATGTGAAAGGTGTCTTGCCGCCTGTCCAATGGTCAGGGTTACGGATCTCTCGATAGAGATCATTAGATGCAATTCTAGTCCCCACTATGAGCAACTTACCTGCATCGCCAAGACGAGTGATAACTTCTCGCTGTAGCCAGAGTAGTTGCTTCTCCCATTCATGAGCGTTGGTAGTAGTCACAACGTCGTCAAGGATAATCAAATCTGAACGAGCACCTGTAATCTGGCCTCCGATACCGAGGGCCTGTACAGTAGGGTCTTTTTCCGTAGAGTCACGAGCCACATAGATGCGGTCTGCTTTCCAGGAATCTGAATCTTCTTTCCATCCCCCAGCACTTCCATAGATCGCCTGGAGTTTAGACCAGCGTTCATGGGATAGGCGTTGCTTGATGGAGTATAGATACTCCTTGGCACGCTCCTGGGTTTTGGAGACAATGGTAATCTTAACATTCGGATTCATAGCGATCCGATATACACAGTAGTTGACTGTGATGACTGTGGACTTGGCGTGCTCAGGTGGCACGTTGATTAGGAGGCGCTTGGCTGAGGCAGGTTCATATACCATAGATGGATGCTGCCATGAAGGCTCACGGCCCTCTAGGATATCAATCCAGTTCTGATGGTGTGGGAAGATCGGGCTATCTAGGAACTCCCTTGAGAACTCCTCAAAGCCAATCTTAAACTTAGCATCACCTGTGACAATCTCAAGAGTCTTCTGACCCTCTTCCTTTGCCTTCTCAAGTTCAGCCATGAACTTAAAGTCTTTCTTCCAGTCCTTCAGGACATCTGGCTTGCGACCAGCCCTGACAATGGCATCTTGGATAGACAGACCTTGCCTTGCAAATTCAATGACCTTGGCCTTAGCCTCTTTAAGGGCGACTACGTTATGGTGCTCTCCACCAACCTTGGCACTCATAATAAAACCTCCATATATCCCCCTTCGTTCGGCGCTCTCCAGAGCGCCTCACTACCCCCTGTATCGAGGAGCGCAATAAGCGCTCCGAGAAAACTCGCTATTTACTTCACGCTCGTTTTACGGGTACATATATACTAACCCGTTCAACTATGTTGAACCGAACACCTCATCTTTAAAAGCCAGCAAAACCGCAGGTCAGAGCATATGATACCAAAAAAATTTGTACTGATAGTGTATCCCTCCCGCGAGGCGAGTTTAAAGCATCGGGGTCTTTTTCCGATGCGTAAACGAGCCGAGCGAGGAAAGAGCGTGCTTTGCACGCCTTTCTGGGCGGGGTGCGGGGGCGCAGGGGCCGCATCTTTTAATAGGTCTGCGTAGCAGACATTAAACCCCGAGCGAAGCGAGGGCGAGTTTTTGAGCATTAAAAAACCCGCCTACCCCTTGCGGGATAAGCGGGCTTGTTTGTGTCGGGCGACTATCTGCGGTACGCCTGAGCAGACTCGATCTCTCGGGCTAACACTCGAAGAAACTCGGCATCCTGCATTAACTCTTGAGCCTGATCCACCATTTCATGAAGATCACGCTTCGTTGGTTTTGTTTCTTTGCGGATCTTTGGAGTTGGAATTGCATCCGCATCCTTTAGATTTTCCCAACCTGTTTTACGGGATTTTTTAGGCTTGGCTTCTGTTTGAGCCTTCTTGTTATCAACGGCAACGCTTGAGAAAAACTTTGCAAGGTTTCCGATTGCTTCCAAAGTTGGTTGGTCATCTTCGGGGGATTGTTCAGCAAGTTTAAGAATTGAAGATCCAACCATGCTTAAACGGGATGAGGCTGAGCCTGTTTTTCCAAGTGAAGCCTCGAAACGATTTACGCATGATTTTGCGGTGTCGTTTGTTAGTTGGAATAAATCCACTAACTCTTTGATTTCTGCTTTGTTCATTTTTTTAGATCCTTTCGAGATCCGATTTATTTCTCTGCCTCTTTGGCATTGAGACAACCTTAGCAGATTTCCAAGCATTGACCTAATCCACGCTCAAATTGAGGCGTTTCTTGTCCGATATGTCCGATTTGTTCCCCTGTGCTGCGGTTTGTGTTGGGGATCTTTTCTCTACGGGATGCCGAGCCTATGTCCGAATTGTCCGATTTTCTCAGACATCCCCAAGCGCACACGCACTACATTCATCGCTGTCTCACGCACACGCTAGCACGCACACGCATTACATTCCTTGCTGCCACGCACGCACCACACACCCACGAATCGTTTGCGAAGGAAGGATTTTTATGATCTCTACATACGCACGCATTTTTTCTTTTATTCAGGGCTTTTTTGAACTTAAAAACCGATCTGCTATGATGGTTTCTTGGTGGTCAAAGGATCATCAAAAACTCTCTACGGGTGGTTTCATTCATTTCCCACCTGTGGAGAGTTTCTCATCACACGAAAGGAAATACCATGTACCTAGACACAGGCACAATGATCGCAATAATGATTGCGCTCACAGTAAGCACCACGCTGTTCATCACAACAGCCGTTGCTAATGCACGCCTCACACGCCAAAACCAATGGCTTGCACAACGAAATCGGGACTTACGCAAGTGAGCACCGACACACGAGGCACCTTCGTAGATTATTACGAAAGTGTTTCAACACACGAGTGGATGCACCTATTCACACCTGAAACATACGAGTTCGCAAAGTCTATCAAGGTTAGCGCATCAGGCTACGGCTTGTGTGATAACTGTGGTAGGGCAAACGGATTGTACAGGTCAGAAACTCGTCTGCGTATCAACGAGAACATGTGTTTGATATGTACTCGTACCGCTATGCGTTGGGGCAGTTCAGACTTACAGGCCGTGTTAGAGAGGATATATTCTGCGTATGCAGATTGCAACTCGAACAGGACTAATGATCTCCTGTTCCCTGCTGATGCGTTTCCCACACAGGATACACACCGAGATAATTGCCCGTCATGTGAGCGCTTGATCCTCGCAACTACCGATTACAGGGCGCACAACGCCTACCTATCGGAAGTGGTAGATGCGGTGAACCAACAAGGTATCAGCGTGAGAGCGCACAAGCATTGTGCCTTCAAGTGCATGACCTGTCTAACAAGCAAGTTAGGTAGTCATACATACCTCAATGGGTCTGTGATCTGCTTCGCTTGCTGTGACGACGAGATCGAGAACGGGGATTACGAACAATGTGAGAACTGTTCCGAGTGGTTCAGCGAGTGCTATTGGTCAGATGCTCGTAGTCTTAGCCTGTGTTCAACATGCTATGACGAGGGTTGGGAGTGTAGCGAGTGTTATCAAACCATAAACGAGGGTGAGTTTCACGAGTGCTACAGACATGGCTTCATATACGATTACTCGTACAAGCCTAAGCCTGAGTTCTACGGACAAGCAGATTATCACTTCGGCTTCGAGTTAGAGGTCGAGGATAACGCAGGTCGTGGCACGCAACAAGGCGCAGAGTTAGTGCTTGATGCACTCGGTGATCGAGTGTACTGCAAGCATGACGGCTCACTTGATGACGGCTTCGAGATCGTATCTCACCCACACTCGTTCGAGCAATTAGAAAATCTAGATTGGAACTTCCTCAACCAACTACGCAACAGAGGCTATCGCTCATGGGATACCAATACTTGCGGACTACATGTACACATCTCACGCACAGCCTTCGAGAAAAACGGCAAGCGTGATGAAGGTCATGAGTTGCGTTTTCAGAAACTAATCTACGATAACTCACGCATGGTCGAGGCTATCGCAGGTCGCTCAAGTTCTTACGCAAGGTTCAAGGACAAAGGCTATCTCGTACCCAAGATCAAGAACGGACAACAGGCAGACAGGTACGAAGCAGTTAATTCGTTCAATGATGCCACGCTAGAGGTTCGTGTGTTTAGAGGCTCACTACGCAAGCAGAGAATACTGTCTGCGATTGAGTTCTTACATGCGGCCACAGAGTACACACGCAACATGAGAATAAACCCAAAGGACAAGCAGTTATCGTGGTATAGGTTCATGGCGTATGTGCTAGACAATCAGGACAAGTATGCAAACTTCACGCAAGTTGCGCTGAAGGCTCTAGAAACTACAAGCGTGGGATCTAATTCCACAGACGAGGAAAACTAACATGTGTATGTTATGCGTAGTACCACCCAATGTATTACCTGATCGTGATAAATTAACTTATTCTGCGATCAACAACCCAGACGGCTTCGGCTTCGCTATTGTCGTGAGCAAGGAGAGGCGTATCCTCACCTATCACACAATGGATGCAGACGAGGCGGTCAATGAGTTTCTCAAGATGCGTGCCGAGTATCCTAGTGATTACGCATTGTGGCACGCACGACTAGCCACACATGGCACGACTAATCTCGACAACTGCCACCCGTTCAAGGTGTTAGATAATCAAACTGTGCTTGCACACAATGGCGTACTACCCATAGAAATAGCGGTAGGCGATCAGCGTAGCGACACACGCATATTCGCAGAGGAGATACTTGCCAAGATAGGCGGTGTATCTGCTCTCGATAATCCACACATCTACAACATGCTAGAGGAATACACATCAGGCTCTAAGGTGTGTGTGCTAACTGTTGATCCAAAGGCAGAGTATCAGATGTACCTGCTACACGATAACAAGGGTACCACAGACGAGAGTGGTGTGTGGTGGTCTAACGATAGTTGCTCTGCTACATACGGATACGGATACGGCAGGTGGTATAGCAAGCAGGAGTTAGGCACACTATACGATACATCAGGCACAGGCTGGGCTGAGTACGAGGATTGGTCATGCGTTTCTTGCCAAATCCTACTTGATGAGCAAAAACTTATCGAGAATAACTATGTGTGCGAGGTGTGTGATACATGCCAATGGTGCGACATGGTTAGCGTGAACTGCATGTGCTACAAGAAGCCTGAGTACAAGCAAACGCATGTACCATACGCCACAGCGTGGGAGTTCTAACATGACTACACCACCACTCAAGGCATACGCCACAATGGCGGATATGTGCTACAAGCACTACGAGATAGCGTTAGCCAATCGCAAAATGGTTGATGCTAGTCGTTGGTTGCTACGCTCACACACTTATCGTGAGAAGGCTCAACAGTTAGGGTACGCAGATGCAAACAGTTGAGTGTACCTACACTCGTTGCCACAAGTGTGATGTACCCATGTGGATACCCTCGCATGAGTACAACGCTGAACGAAACTATTGCTATACATGTGGCATGGCAAAGATCGGGGTGCTTCATGCTTAAAACTATGCGTGAACGCAAATGTGATTGGGATGATCTCGTGTGGAAAACCACGCAGAGTGGTAATAAAACCACACGAGTTGATCTCCTCGCAGGTGAGTTCATACACCTTGAGGAAGGTTGGGAGATAGACGGGCCTGTGTCCGTTTATCTCACATACCTACCAAGCAAGGACATAACTCGTGTGCGGTATAAGCCGTTGCCACACACAATGTTTGACTTAGATAATCCACTCGAGTATCCATGCGCTATGTGTGGTGCCAAGCGTGGCGTACAATGCATAGGCGATAACACAGAGTGTGCGTATCGTGTGTTCTTTATGAAAGGTGGTCTGTTATGACTATGCCTAACTTCGTGAACGAAGCGAGTTGCGCATACGATAAAAATCCTGACGATTGGTTCCCCGAGATACAGGATGTTATTGGCGTGTACAAGCGCCTTGAATTGCGTGATAGATATTCACACACGCCTAGTGCCATGCGTGCTAGGAGTGTGTGCTTAAGTTGCCCTGCGTATGATGAGTGTTTAGAATACTCTCTTGCGTATAAAGATCTATACGGAATATGGGCAAACATGGATGCTGAGGAACGCAAGGCGGAACAGATTAGTCGTGGAATAAATCCACGCACACTTCCACCTGCGTATGTGAACGAGATACCTCAGTTCATTGGACAAGGAGAAACATGGCTATCAGTAGAAAGCGAGTGGGATGATGTACGAGAATACTGAGTTCACAGAGGAAACTGTGTGGGAACAGGCGAGGTTCATAGCGCACCTGTGTGTGGCTACCCTTGCTGTCGTATCGCTATTGTTTGCGGTGATACTATGAGCGAACAAGGCGTGTATCGTGTGAAGGCTAAGGCCACGCTTACTATCTATCGTGATATCTATGCGCTAGATGTGTATGACGCTGTTAAGTTAGCGACAGAACGCATAGACGAGTGGGAACTATACGATTGGGATGACGCTGAGGTTAAGCGTGTCCTAGATGTGGAGTACCTGCGTGATGAATAGGGCTAAGCCTAATCCATACAAGGCGGTAATCTACCTTGTTAAGCGTGTAGAAGTTGAGGGTCTACTCGGGCGAGAATTAACTCGTGCCGAGTGGAAACTCGCTAAGAGTATGTTCATGAACGATAAAGATCTATGGATGCGTGTAGACGACACACTTATGTTAATTGCTGACGAGATCGGCAAACAGAAGATTTAACTACGCATACACACTAAGACCCCTGCGCATTGTCCTTGCGTGGGGGTTTTTTTATTGCCCATGCACCGACTAAATGCTGGCACGCACAATCAGCATATTCACAATCAGCGTGTCTCTCGTGTGCTAATTGCTCACGCCCATAACTATTCATTGTGCCACCTTCCACACACGCATTACATATCACGCGAGATCACGCTCATCACGCTCAGCAGAAGTTTGTGTCGGGGCAGAATATTCCCTGCTGTCAAACGTAAGATCATACGCTGGCACACGAACTGTAGCCTCTAATGCGTGAGCATATTGCTCAAAGCAATCTAGGAATACGTACAGTTGTTGTGTGAGAGAGTGAATTAAAACCTCAGTATCGCTTATAGCATTTATTAACTCAGGGTCTTGCGACTTAACCCACTCATCATTCTTCAGATACGTCTGTATCGTCTGGAATGTCTTCTGTAATTCCTCCGTCAACATCGGCTTCTCCATTGACTTCCTCCTGTGTAAAGTCCCGTTCCTTGCGTGGATAGTTTCCACCAAGATAATTCAACATGTTCTTTAACGCTCTGTTGATACGCATACGAACAGCGTCAACAGTTATAGATAATTCAGATGCTATCGCACCTATCTCAAGCCCACTTGCGTAACGCAAGAATATCATTCCCTGCTGTTCCTTAGTTAACTTGTTGTAAGCCTTAGATATATCAGAACACATAGCAGGCCAGTTATTACCCTCAGACGCAACCTTCTTTACATTTGTATAACTAAGATCGCTCAGTACAGGTGCTTCTCTTACGCCTGTTAATACAGCGGGCAGTAAGTTCTCAAGCAGTTGCTTATCGTAATAGTAGTTATCCTCTACACGATAGCCAACAACCTTAGCCTTCTCCTTCTGACAATAGTCTTTCGCAGCGTTACGCAGAGATCGTGCTATGAGTTTGATTGATTGCTTGCTGTCAAGTTCAGTCTGCCAATGCTTAACCTTCTTAGGATGAGTTAAGAACCAAACCCACAACTCTTGGCGTAGATCATCTATCTCAACCATACGATACTTTCGTGTGTATTCGTAGGCAATAGACGATACTACGCCATCGTAATCTTCAATCATTCTCTTTACCACCGCCACGTTTTACCCTCGACAGTAAATGAATTCTTAATGATAGGAACGATCTGAGGTGTCACATTCTTACCATCCACATGCAAGATACCAAACCCTTGTTGCCATGTGAACAAGCCAGCCTTGATGTACTTAGCCTGCTTGATATTCATTAAGTGTCCGACTTCCATACCCCACACAGCACGAGATCCATTAGACCATGACTGTGTATAGTGAGTAAGTCCCATGCGATGTGTATGTCCACATACGACAGACATACCTGAACGCTTTGCGAGTCCGAGAGCAGTAGCCCCTGCTGTCGGTTGTACGTTACCCTCATCGCCATGCATTAGCAACCAACCTGGAGCAATTTCTACAGGCCCATGATAGTAATTGATACCAAGTTCATCTAACTTAAGGAACTTCTCAATTTCTAACTCTGGTAATCCTAAGAATCCAGGAGCAGATGAGCGTAACTTATTGAACAGTCTGTCTGAATGGTTGCTACGAACAATAGTATCAACAGTTAACTGTTCTAGAAGTTTAACAGTAGTATCTCTGTCTCTACCTATTGATCTTTCCCATTCAAGTTCAGTCCCCTTTGCCCAACGACTGATACTCTGGAAATCAATTTCATCTCCAACCGATACAACAGAATCAGGTTGATAAGCATAGATAAACTTTTTGACTGCATTGACCGCATCCACATCGTGGAACGGGCTCTGTAAATCTGAGATTACTACTATGGCTTTACTCATTTGCACTCCGTACAATAGTTGTCAACTCTTACATTTCCGTAAGATACATGATAGATGGAACCACAATGGACACACACTACTTTGACCATATCATTCTTATCGTTTTCAGCCCAATAAAAAGGGTTCCTAACTCTTAGATTCATTTCTTCTTTGCTCTTCGTTTATTCTCTAAGGCAACATTTTTACTCTTAGATAGTACTCGTAGATTCTTTATGCCATCACGGCCAGCACGACCACCGTTATCTTTGTGATCTACCTCTTGGTCTTTTCGTAAGGATTTTCCTGTGGCTTTTTTGTAGTCCACACGAGCCTTATTGCTAGAAGTAGTAACAGTAGTGCCATCTTTTTTCTTACGCTTAAAGACATAGATCGGCCTACCGCCATTCTGTTTGCTCCCCTTGTATGGTCCAAAGATTTTCATTAGAAAACCTCATTGACTTTATAATATTGTTTAAAAGTTTGTCCAAATATAATATCTGCAATAGCAACTACTTCTTCATTTTCTTGTAATGATTCGATAATGCCAGATGCTTTTAGTATCTCAATAATAGCAGTATTCTGTTGTGCTACAGACGCATATCTACGTTGTAACTCTGCTACTTCACGAACTAATTGTTTCTTTCTTGTTCTCATTTGGTCCAGTCCCCTCTAAGTACTAGCAGTCCTATAACTGCGTAGTTAGCCATATCCTTGAATGAATCTTCAAGAGACTCATGCTCAGGATTCTTACCACTATCGACTAGGTTATTGATCCTAGCCAACTTGTCATGCATACGAACTCTAAGTCCATTGATAGCACCCCCTGGTGCATCTGCAATATTCTTAGGGCCGTAATCCTTATGCTTAGATAGTAACAACTCCTCTAGTTCACCAAAGGCATTACTTAACGCTGATTCAAACTGCTTACTTATCATCTTGCTCCTTTAATAGTTCCTCTACCCCTTGTACTAAATCTGCTGCAAGTTCTACTGTATGTGCTTCATTGATAAATCTATGTAATACACTTTCACCTTCTGATGCATTAACCAATGCCAAAGCAATAGATTGGATTAAGTCATACAGACTATCTAAATCCCCATGATCTACAAGATGAGCCATCTCATCAAGGATAGCAAATAGTTCTAATGAGTATTGATTACTCAAACGAACCTTCCACTCAAATCCAATATCACAATGATCTAAGAATGCAAAGATATCAGGAGTATTAAAGTCACAGTCTTCGCACTTATATCCTTTTTCTGTTGGAATTAACATTGTGAGTTAGCCACCTTCTGCTTAAAGTACTCAGCCCCTTGCTTGAGATACATTGAATTAACATCTTCACCCTCAGGCATCTGAACAGTAATTACATTACCTAGTTCACGAGTTAAGGATTTAGAAAACTCATGTCCTGCTTGATCTCCATCAGCAAACATGAATACTTTATCGAAGTCTGCTAACAACTTCGTGTAATGCTTCTTCCAATTGTTCACTCCTGGTACTCCGACAGAAGGCAAACCACAAACATAATCCAACGTAATCGTGTCAATCTCACCCTCACAAATACAAATGTATGTGGATGCTTTGAAGAATGATCGCGTGTTGAATAGGTGTGTGTTTGCACCAGCCAACCCCATATACTTCGGTTCTTGCGAATCCATTGACCTGAACCTGAGGTCAACCACACCCGTACGAGTAATATACGGGATAGAAAGTCTATTTTGATATTGCTCATGACCCGTAACTGGATCGAGCACGACGCCCAATCCCACTTTCTTCGCTACTTCCAGAGTAATCCCCCGTTCTACGAGGTAATCCTCCGCTTCGTGTATTGCTCCTGCGTAATACTTGGCTGCTCTGCCCAGAGATTCTCTCTGCGAACTTGACTGCTTCATAAAACTTTAGCCCCTCTTTCCCCATAATAATGTTATAAGTGTTTCCTTTAATTTGACAGGCGAAACAACAAAATACATTTTCTCTAGTGTTGACTGTGGCTGACTTATGTGTGTCGTCGTGGAATGGACATCTGATACTTGACCATCCACTTCGTTCTGGTACATTTGCTCCATAGTGTTCTAGTATTGGTTTAATTGGTAGCACATCTGCACGATGTGACTTTCTTGATCCATTGGTTGAAATCTTCCACCACCCATGCTTGATCGATGCCTGCCATCCTACGCTTAACTATAACATAAGATGGTGGTACCTCGCTAAGTGAACGTGCCTCTGCATAATGCTTTGCTTCAACTGTTGCTTCATTCCAGAACTCAGGCAACTTGAGCGCCTTAGTCGCCTTGAGTTCCAGGATATAAGTTTTACCATTGGCCATAACAACAATGTCGCCTTCATCTTTAGCACCAGCCTTAGTTAATCTTTCGGCTACTACATTTTTAGAACGCAACCATTTTAATACAGTTGTTTCAAATAAAGATCCTTTGCGACCATTCTTGTTTGCCATTTAGTCTTTAATACCAACCCTTTCGCAAGTGGTGTTGAAGCGCCAAAGTAGGCGTTTTATACCGTTTTTTGATGTATTTCAACCCTAAGTCAACTTGTTGAGTAGGGGTAGTATCTTCTGACATTCCGAGAATTTGGGGTATTCCGTAAGCAGTAGACTTTGGGTTATCTGCTGTGTAATCCCAGCGAGATTCCTTGGACCAGAGTAGTAATAAAGATTTCCACTCACGATCATTCCAACCTTGTAATCTCACTTTCATCTTAGCGTAACGCTTAGCAAGTGTTTTACTTTGACTGATAGTTAGTTTTGTTTCTATGCATTCAGGCTTCATAGGGGTTACGACCAACATAGTCGCAACCGCATGATGAGGCCAGAAACCCGCAAAGACCACAAAACACATCAATATGTATTTCAGGTTGTTTTTCTTCATAGTTTCTCCTCTGTTGGGGCTGTTGCCTTTGTCCCACAGACAGCACACTCCATATCGATAAAGTATGAACTTATTGTATCACTATCGTCATCCCATTCGACGAGTAGTTTCCAGATATAAGAACCACAAGGACATACTTTGGTAGGTTCACCACGTATATCCATTGATTCTTTATAGTCTGGTTTTAATTCCCAGATATCCTTGGCGCTCATATTCTTTCAGGAATATCGGAAACTTCCATCACTTCTGGATTAAATTGTAGCCAGAACGAAGTATCTCCACTTGGATCTGCTTTGCCGTATCTGTTTTTAACAGGTGCGACAGCAATATATCCAGGAGCATTTGTTCCAACAGTTAAAATCAAGGCAGGAAGTTGAGCAACCATACCTTGTAATGCTGATCGTGGCTGACAAGGATTGCCAGGATACGACTCCTTCGTATGATGAAGAAGAAGAACTGCAGCATTAGTATCTCTTGCAAGATATTTCAGTTCTTTAATTGTAGAACGCATCGCTGCGAACTCTTCACCATTATCGTTAGATATATCAACTAGATTATCTATAACGATTAAAGTTGGTGGACAACCCCATAGTTCTTCAAAAGCACATACTTCCATATCCAAATCAGCCAGAGTAGGGGCTGAGTCAAATGACCAGAATATATGCCCTGAATGTTCATTGATAGTCTTACGAGACTCCTCAACGTTCTCTATGAGCATCTGTTCAGCCGTTGATTGTGGCTGTCCAGAAATCATTGATAGCAAACGCATAGCCATAGTATGAGCATTAGTGTCTGCACTTATATATAAAGTAGGAACCTTGGATCTTAAAGCAACTGCAAGGGCAAGTGTTGATTTACCTGCCCCTGGAGTTCCTGCAATCATAGACACTTCTGCCCGTCGTATGACGATTTTGTTTACGTCAAAGGTACGAAATACCGTTGGTAATGGTTCACCACCGATATCCTTACTACCTACTGCACGGGCTAAAGTTCTCATTTACTTCCCTAGATATGTAATCACTAAAAATGCTGCGCCAATTACTGTAATTGATAATAATACTTGTTGCAACATTAGAATGAGTTCCAATCTGAGTCAGTTCTACGAATCCATATTGGTTCGCATTGGTCAGGTGTTCCCTTAGGAGAAGGACACATATATGCCTTCCATGGACCCTTAGCACCAGCACCTGTCCGCTTGGTCATCTCACCATGCTTACATGCACGGCCTGATGGGCCTGTGCTTGGTGAGAAAGTTTGTGTTGGAGCAGATACTGGTGTAGCACCTAGTCCTTGTGCAAGATTACCTACGGCTTGCGCCATTGATGTAGGTGCTCCCTCTACAGAAGTTGCCATTGTAGAGATTAAATTCTCTGCTCCGACATCTCCTAGAATATGAGTCAAGTTAGACTTGAACTCATCTGCTGTATCGCCTGCGATCACAAAGATGCGACCATCAGGCAGTTTGCTACTAACTTGGAAGTTAGCATTTGCCATTGTTTATCTCCTTATCTATTCTTGTAAGTAAGAATTCTAATGCCATCCATATGAGAATCGCAAATAGGGCAAGGTGGTATCTTGCTAGTAAAACGATAAGGCCAAATAAAACGATATATCCAGCCACAATTAGAACAAATCAATCTAGACTTCATTAGTAACCACCAAGGCATTTATCAGAGTGAGTATGTTTCCCAAACTGATATAGATATTCAAGTTTAGTAGGTGCATACAGATCTAAGCCACATGCGCCACAGTTTCCATACCACTCTTCACCAAAGTGATCGTAATTCATGAGTTCCTCCCATTCATAAACTTGCAATAGGATAATACACCACAGCGACCACAGTTGCTCAAGTTAGGTAGGAAGATATCAGCCTTACGAGCCTTATCAAAGCCAAGGAATATTTCCTCTACTTTTTCTGTTGCTAAATGTTCAAGATTCCATATGGACACATGTCCACTTCGTGCATCCCAAAAGCCTGCTTTGTTCACTTCAAGGCCGTCCATTTTGCGCAAAGCCCACGCATAAGTAGCAAGTTGAAGTGGGTGCCTTTGGGATGACGCCCCTGTCTTTATATCAAGGAGGACTATGTTGCCATCAAAATCCGTCATCACTCGGTCAATGGCCATCTTAACAGTTGTATCCACGAGAGGCACTTCAAACTGTTTTTCTACATAGTCTTTATAGATGCCCCAACCATTGGCTCTGAAATCAGCCCAACGCTCCAGCATCCATAAACCTTCGCCGTACCACCACGACATATCTTCACGACCACGATATTGCCAGTCGTTCATGTCGCCATTGATTTCTTCATCTTCTTTAACCTGTTGAAACCATGCTTCATTCCATAGTTCTTCAAGTGTAGAATACTTTAGAGGATTTAAGTCATATAGTTCTGTAGCCTTATGAACGGCAGAACCACCAGTAAACCAAACAGCATGTCCTTCTTGGACACCTTGTAGTTTAGTTAGATTATATTTCCAGCCACATTCTAAAAATGTGCCGAGAGCCGAGTACGATACGTGTTGAGGTAATGTTGTCATAGCGGTATCCTAACAGATCCTATTTGCTATCGCAAATCGAACGCTGCCTGAACCCTGAATTTAAGAAATGCCCCCCCACCCCCCAAGAAAAATCTTGGTTGGTAGAATGGCTGGTTAGGCTTTTGCCGTCACCCGTCATTTGAAGTTTCTGCCCCACAGGTTGCCCTGCATGTGCTACAATATCAGAAGTTGGTAGGGCGTGCAAGGGGAAGTGCATACCCTACTAACGACAAAAAACCCCCCAGTCCTATGGAATTACCTTAGGTAGGGGGGTTAATTGTCTAAAAACGGCCTTTAAAGCCCGATTTGGGCTACTTATTGGCTCCAACGCCAAAGTCTTTTTCGGCAACATCTGCCCATTTAGCCAATGGACCAAAGATAGCGCCGATAGCAATAGCGTATTGAGGGGCTAGATCAACAGCAAGTGCTAGACCTAGGGTAACTGCGGATGCAAGTACAGCACGGAAGTAGGACTTAAAAGCCTTCTTCTGACGGGCGGTTAGTTTGAACTTCATTTGCTCTCTTTCTTTGGTAATGGCTTTACTACGGCCTTTACCTTGTTTAGGGTTGTTGCTTCTCCCAACCAAGGGAACCATGGAGATGTATCATTTCCGCAGTTTTCCTTGATGGAAATATGTAGATGTTTATTATGTTTATTAGAACCAGTATATTTAGATTCACCATTTTTAGTAGACCATATCTTGCCAGTAAAGATCAAGTACTTTACTCTAGGGTCACTCTTTAGTCTTTCGTATATTAAAAAACAGTCTATCCCATGTGATGGATCATGTGTTAAATCTACTGCAAAGCCTGTATTGTGATCTGAATTAGGACTGGCCTTTATATGAGCAGCACTCGGAAGGAGCCCATCTGAGGCTTTCTTCCTTTGTGGCCGTAATGCCGTCGCTTGGCGCAACACAGCAATTGCAGCAGGAGTGGCTTTCTTGGCAACAGTTGTCATTGTCCCTCATTTCTGAATTAAGATTTGGTATAGAGTATCTACCTTTTGTTCAAGTCTATTGACCTGATCTTTTACAGAACCTCCACCATTTGGTTTTAATTCCTCAAGATAGTGTTTAACTAACCAACGTATAGAACCTACATAACTTGCTACTAACGTAGATATGGCGACGAGTAGGCCTGCCCAGTCCATAGCACTCATTATAAGACCGTTCTTACTGTGATAGTTAATAGACCACCAAAGCCATCATAACGAGCACTTGGTGGTGTCTTGCGAGCAAACGATACCTTCTCGATAAGAGCCTGTACACGTTCACCAGTTGTAAAGTCTTGTACGTTAATGATGTCTCCATTTGCTTCAATAGATTCAAGTATTTGGATACGCTCCCATGCACGGCCTTCATAGCCAGCCTGCATACCGTTTCTATCGGATTCCACGTCATAACACCATACTGGGAACTGAATCAACCGTTGGCGTTTCGTTGCTGGAAGAGATTTCGCTTGAAAGCCCTTAAATATTGGGCCTAGGCTGGTATTGCTTGCGCTACGTGAGAGCGTAAATTTATATGATATGTATTCTTGTGGACCCTCTGGGCTAAGTGTAGCAGCCTCAGGAGAGCCAGTTGCTAGATCATAAGTAATAACTGAGTATGGATTATTGGATGAGTCTACAGTTGCTATATCCATAGCGCCGTTAGCAAAGTCACCACGAGCACGAATAAACTTATAGTTCTTAGGTTCTAGTGTTCCATAACGAATAGCACCAGTAGTTATATATCCACTTTGTACTAGAGTAGAAGCAGATTCTAAATAGATAGCACCATCTGTAGTTTCTTGGGCAGTACAAAATGCTAAACGATTAGTTGTTCCAATAAATCCAACTGCAGTTGTATAATGCTCTGTTGTTTGCGGGAATTGTAAATCATTGGCATAAGCAAATCTAAGTGATTCGCCCTCAATAGATGTACTTAGGTCAATACGAGTAAGTCCAGCATCTAGAGCGCCAATACCAGTTGTGCACCATACGAAACGATCACGAGCAGCAAAGTCATATACAGGTTGAACAGTTTCAACAATAAGAGGACCATAAGATAACGAGCCATCATCAGGACTTACTACAGCAACACGGACACCTTTGCTAGTTCCAATAATCATATATCCAAGATAGTAGTAGATCTTCTCTACAATTTCTCCTGGTGGTAACTCAGCAGCAACGGATGCCTGAGTTAAAGTAGGCATAGCACCTGATGTATTTAAAGTATATTTCTGGATAGTAGAATAAATGCCAGAGTGTCCAGCAGTATAGATGGCTGGTCCAGATGCAGCAATAGAAGTGTAGTGATAGTTAGTATTTGGATTTGTATAGACTAAGTTTCCATCACCAAATGCATCAGTGTTGGTAGGAAATTCGTAAACTTCATTATTAACACAAAGAACAATGCGGTCTTTAATAAATTCCATTTCAGCATGGAATATTTCTTTGTTTCCGCTGGT